ATATGGTATATAATTTGGATTAGTTACAACATCAAATATATATTCATCGTTAAACTTATATCCAGTTTTATTTAAAGTAATTGAAACAGGTTGTATTACTAATTCTTCGGTAGTTAGAGTTATTGAATTATTTGTTGTTGCAAAAGTATTTGCTCCATTTCTTATAATAGAACAACCATCAATGGAAGATTGTATATAAATTAGTTTTCCTAAATTACTATTTGCTAAACCAGGTTCGTTAGATATGGTAATTGTACCACCACCGCCGCCACTTATAGTTCCTCCTCCGCCGCTACCACCTCCACCTAAATCAATAGCAACAGCTGCGTCTTGTGTAAAGAAACCTTTGACAGCCTGTCCATCATTTAATAGACCACCATCTAAACTAAAATCATTTGTTCCTACATACACCATAGTTTGTTACTTTATATATTCTTTTCCAAGTTCACGTCTATCATATACCAAATCAATAGCCCTAATACCATCCGAAAAATCTTGCACAGGTCTATAACTAGGCCCACCACCACCTCCAAATGAAGGAGTTTCAACTACAATTTCTTTCACAATTATTGGTTCAGGTTCTACATAAGGTGGCATATCTATTGGTAGTACTATTTTAGGAGGAGGTCCTAAATCAACCACAGGTGGTTTTTGTACATCCAATAATTTTTTAAATGCTATTTGAGCATCAGTTTGAAATGGTTTTCGTTGTTCTATTTTTGTTATAACAGGCGATGATGTATCGATTAATATATCTTGCTCTAATCTTTGCAAAATCATTTTAACTTCATTAATACCTTCTAATTTACCTTCATCAAAAGATACTTTTGTATTTATATCCTGTAATGGTAAGTATTTGATTATAGATTGCACTAATAAATTTCTACATTGTTCACGTATTTCTTCTTTAGATAACCCAATTGGTGGCTTTTCTTTTTTTGGCTTTCCATAATTTAGGTCATCTATTTTGGATATTCTATTTGTAAATTCATATATACAAGATTGAACAAAAAGTTTATGAACATCATTTGCAAAAATGTCAAAATCTTTTATTTTAAATTCACTAACCATTTTATTATACCACTTTTCAGTATATTTGGATTTCATAAAATCTTTGATTCCGGCTGGTGTTATTTTTTCTACAAAATTAAAAGCTAATGCAATAGTATCATCTCTAAATTCTCCATTTTTTCTAAAAATTTCATAACGTAATCCTAAGTTATATGAAATCTCATCTAATCCTTTTTTTAGTGGAAATAACCTTACCTCTGTTCTTGATGGTGAGATTTCAGAAATCCAAAGTTTATTATTTGTACTATCACTACCTACTCTTTTATTAATAAGTGTTACGCTTGTTTTGAAAACACCATTTTCGTATCCAGCTTCTTTTAATAATCTTTCTACATCTACAAAGTATTCTTTTGGAAACTTATATTGTTCCAATAAAGTTCCTTCTGGTAATAAAAAATAATCACTTATATTAGAACTTGTTAGTGGTATATAACGCACTAACTCCCCATTTCTTTGTGGGAGTTGATTATCAGATGAATCGTATATAATAAACTCAATTGCATCAGTTTCACCAAATCCAAAAAAAGATTGAAGACTTTCTTCTTCAAAAACTTTTCTATCATTAGCAGTAATTTGATAGCCTTTGTTATTAATAATATCTTTTAAAGCTTTTATCGCCATACCAATTTGTTTCTTTTACTCATTTGTTTATCATATACATAGTAACAATATTGTTTTCCTACATTATGAATTATCTTACCTATCCAATTATCTTTTGGTAATGTACCAACTTCATAAGCCATGTGCTCAGTCCAAGGTTTAACCATCATATAAATCCACTTAGTATTTTGTGGTTTAGCCTTCATATACTTAACTACATGTCTAGCCCACATCATATATCCTAATACTAAACGAGGGTCTTTCTCATACATCATCTCACCATAACGTTCATCCGCATTCCATATATGTTGCGGTAGGAAACCTTGATTGTATAATTCGTTACAAATGATTTTCTTCTTCTTAGTAGTTGCATTTGTAAGTTGTTGATTAGCTGCAATCAATTGTGTTTGGTTAGTATTCAATTGAGTGTTCAACTGATTTATAGTATTTCCCAAATTAATTATTTGGTTTTGTGCGCTTGTTAATTGTTCTTTTAATAAATCATTTTCTTGCGTTAGTGATAAATTTCTAGCTGCTAACGAAACTCTTTGAATAGATTCTGCAGTTGCCTTTTGTAATGCATTTTGTAAATCAACGGTAGATGATTCTACTCTTGAAGCCATACCTTGTAATTGATTTTCCAAAACAGTAACATTTAAATCTCTCGAATCCAATTCAATTGCCAAACTTTGTGTTACAATTTCCAATTCTTTTATCTTACCATCCATTCTCAATACCGTATCATTCAAAGCTTCAACCACTTCAGTTAAATCTTCAACGGATTTTGTTGCTTCATTAAAAGTTGATGTTAGTATAGTTGGTTCTGTTAATGGGGGGTCTATATCAATCAACTCAACAATTGTTGTATCTAATGCCTTTATTAATTCTTGTTGATTGTATTTTGGCTTAGTAAGTTGTCCAGAAATAATACCATCATTCTCTATCGAACCACTAAATATATGAACACCAAATTCATTTTTAGTTTTGATAGCCGATGAACCACTTCTTAATAGTTCACTTATTAAAGCTTCATTTTTTAAACCACCTTTTACCATTTTTTAATCCTTTACAACATTAAAAGTTAATTCAGTATCTATATATTGAGAACCATTTATTCCATCAATTTTAAATTCTATTTTATAAACCCTATCAGATTGCCAATTTGTAAAATCAATAGTAATATAGTTTCCATTAGAATCACAATTAATTTTTGAATATTCGGAAAACGGAATTATAACATCATTACTTGCAAAATCTCTTATCTGATAATATGAGTTCTTAGGTAAATATTTTATTGTATTATATGCAAAAGAATTTGTAAATGTTTTCAATGGATACATTTCTCTTGCAAATATTCTCATAGAAATTGTTGAATTTACTTTATATTCGTTTTTTAAATTAGTAATACCAACTTTAATATTATCCGAAACTAATTCAGATAAAGAACCTGTTAAATACGATTGGTCATCCCAACCTACTATAATTTTTGGTTCATATATTGTATGCGTTTCTTTACTAAATAATTTTACAATTCCATAATCATTTACATCATTTTCTTTATCAGTTGCAAACTTAATCATCAAACCATCATTAGGTATAGAACCGCTCATCCATGCTTTTAACATATCAGTAACATCCATACTAATATCAGCTGTGCTATAATTAAAAGATTGAGATGCTGCGTTATATGTGTACCAAGTACCACCAGTTCCATCGTTTGGATTTGATGTAGTACCTACTGCTAAATTGTTTTCTAACCATTCTAATTTAGTATCACCTTCTCTATATTTCCAAGTAACACCACCAGTAGATATATCATCAAATCTAGTACCCTTACCCATATTCCAACTTCCAGATATTGCGTATGCATATAGTGTATAATCTAAAGGAATTTCTTCACTTTCAGTTTCTTTTAATACCAAATAAGCATTTTTCATTTTTACAGAACCATCAGATAATGATTTTGATAAATGACCAACATCAAATTTTAGTAATGCTCTTGAAACATCTTTAACTGTTCCATAAAATATCTTACTTACCTCTAATATTTCATCCAATCCAGTATTTTGATTTGGTTGTTGAAGATATATTGTTGCATCCTTTGATGCTGTCATGAAATAGTATGCCATTATCGTACTCTGCCTTTTATATCCGAATCCGGAAATTTAATTTCAAATATAGATGGGTCTAATGAAGGATATACAATTTTATCTTTTGTAGCCGCTTCTATATTATATGAATTAGGAGAATAATTATCTCCACATTTATTTTCAATTCGTATAAAAGGAACGGATGATACACCTTCAACATTTGCAATTAACAATTCAACCTCACTTAAATTAATAGTTTGATTAAATTGCCAATTATCTATATTAAAATAACTTTTTAATTCACTTATGCATTTAGCTAAAGTTTCACTTTTATTATAGTTCTGATACACTGTTATTTGAAAGTCTATTCCAATATTGATAATGAAACCATCACTCATATTAATTCCATCTGTTAAGATTTTATATTCATTTAAATAAGTTTTTAAATTTTCCTTAACTGCTCTATTTAATGGTGCTAATCTACCATTTTGGTCTAAACCTAATAAATAAAGATTAATTGCAAATGGATTGTTTTTTTCATTTTCGTTAGAAGTTTTTCCAATTAAATATTTTTGAATATCGTCCTGTACAGTTCTTATAGATGGTTCTTCTCCATCTGGTTTATTTACAAAACTCATTACTAAATCTGTAAACTCTTGTAACGCGTTTGGTGATGATAAAATTGATGCAGGTGAATTATTATCTAATTTACCATCAGCTATTGCATAAGATTTGGCTACTGCTCCAAATTTAGTTGGCATTGATAATACTCTAACTTGATAATCTTTAGTAGTTACTGCTCTATTTTGTGCTCCAAAGTTTGCTAAAGCATTTTGTCTAATTTCTTCTAAGGTTTCACCACCCCTACCACCAGAAGCTCCAATTTCATTATCAACGGCTACTGAATTTTTTGTAGCATTGTATATTGCTAATTCAATATTATTTAATTTTTGAACATCTTCATCAAATTCAACACCTCTTATTCTTGTAAGTTCACCAACTGAAATATTTGAGTTTACACCTCCACCTATTAAATATCTAACTGTGATAGTTGTCATAGCTGGTGATGTTCCGTATGTTTTTGTTTTCAAAAAGTTAGTAGGGTCAAACGATTCATCTAACTTATCTATTGAATTAGGAAGTCCCAATCCAACATTTTTTAAATTTGGTATTAAAGTTTCATCACTAGCGGATGGGTCTCCTGCTCCAAATTGAATTGTCATAGTAGAATCTTCATTTACTTTTACTACGAATCTTTTTGGTGTTTTTATTGTTTTTAAAATATATGGTACAGTATCTTTAAACTGATATAAATCCGTATCATTTGCTTCTGTGTTTGGTTGTTGTATAAAAACCATTTCTTGTGCTAAATACGGAACTTCATACCATTTATTTCCATTACTATCTCTAACATCGTATATATCAATGATATTAGTATCATTTAAAACTATCTTTTGAAAAGGTTCATAATTACCAAAAGTAAATGTTTGCTCAACCATTGTAGCTGAAATACATTGTACAAACTTTTTTATCAAATAAAACGTTGGTTCTCCTGTAATAGAATCTCTTTGATATACTGTTATACCTCTATCAGTTGGGTCACTAAAATCCACTACATCCGTTGTTCTAAATTCTAAATCATCTCTTGATGATTCAACAGCCATACCTTCTCTAATTCTTAAAAAATACTTTTCATCTGGTCTATTATTCAAACCACTACCTATTGATGGTACTAATTGATAAACAGATAATGTTGTTACTGCAGGTGCTGTTACTTTTGGTTTATATCCCAAATATTGAGATAATGCCAATACATTTCTAGTATCTTCAGCAGTAGACATCATTGACTCTTTTAATGTATCATCAATATAATACGAAAGAGTATCACCTATATATGATGCCATTTCAATAAACATCATACCCGGAGATGATTCATTGAAATCAGAATAAGTTCTAGGAAAATAAGTTTTAGTAAACTCTATTAGATTTTCTTTAAATCCATAAAAGTCTTTTCCGATATATTTTATATCTTTACCCTTATTCCTAAAATTTTTATTTGTAGTAGTTAATGCCATTTTTTATTTATTATACTGTAAAAGTTACCTGATTTAAGTCGGGAGTATTAGCCACACCAAATGTAATTGAAATTTCAACCTGATTTCTATCTTTGTTTTCGTTGGATGCCGCTACATCTATTTGTCTTATATCAACATAAGGTAACCAATTCGTAATAGATTCTGTGATTATTTCTTCAATCTTAACCGCTAACCTATCATCATTAAAATCAAATAATAATTCCTGTAAACCGCTACCAAAGTTAGGTTGCAATAAGCGTTCACCTTTTTTAGTTAATAGTAAATTTTTAATATTTGAACTAACTTGCTCTTTTGTTGTAAATGATTGATTAAAAGCGGTATTTCCTATTTGTATTGGCAAGGTTATTCCTATCGCATAATCTTGAAATGTTGCGGTATCTTGAACTAATTTTTGCCCTAATACAATTGCCATTACTTTTTATTAAATCTTTTTACAAGTTCAGAGTAATCTCTATTCAGTGCCTTATCCAATTCAGCTACGCCTGTTTGTACACCCAATCCAGTTGGTTGAGGTCCTCTTGTCAAATCACCATAACCCATTTTTTCAGCAATTGCAGTTCTACCAACAATTGAACTCATATCACCTTGTCCAAAATTCATTGTTCTGAACCCACCATCACCAGTTGCAGGTGTCATTGCGGTTTCATTTAGAATTTGGTTAATCATTGGGTTTTTACTAAATTGCTTTCCACCTACCATTTTAGTTTCAATAGATTCTACTAAAGTTTCATCTTCCATCATAGCCTTAGCCATAGATAATCCAGTACTTTTTGGTTTAGCAGGTTGTTTTCCTTCTGCTATCATTTTTTTCATTTCAGTCCTTACAGTTTCCTTAATTAATGCCGGTAATTGTTCTTTCAATTCCTCTTTTATTAGGATTTGTATGGCTTTTAATAGTTTATCAGTATTCATACTTCCTTATTTGTTATGTTTATAAATATTTGAATTGTTATTTTTGAAAATTAAATTACACCTGTAAGGAATAGTTGTCCACTTTAACCAATGCTTCAGTAGCCAAAAATCCTTTACCACCTCTTTTAATAGCAGTACCAGCAATCATACTTGTTACTAATACATTTGCATTACCTTGAGTAGGTCCAACTGCAGAAATTCCTGTTAATTTTGACATATATGGTATTCCTGTTTTTATATACCATGCTGTGGTATCCGCCGCAGTTTGTGGTTGAAGTGCTAAATCAGGATTTGTTACAAGTCTAGTATCTTTATATAATGCCAAAGAAGCTGCTGTGTAATTAGCTTTACCTGTAAGTTGTATAAATCCTCTACCTCTATATTTGTAGCCATCTCCTACTGCAGTATTACCCAATCCCTTTCCTACCTTTCCACTACTAACTCCATATATTGCATCAGTAAATAATGGTGTATTTTTCTTTAATTCAGTTAATTGGTCTTCTGTATATTTTTCAACTCTAGAACCAAATATTTCTCTGATTCTGGAATTTGCCGTTCGTCCATAACCAGCTAAGTCTTCAACTACTACTTGACCTCCAGATTCTTTTAGTGAGTTTGCTTTCACAGCCTTAATCATTGCTGCATCGGTTACACCAATTTTAATTAGTGCCGCCTCCATCAATTTTAAATTTTGAGATTGTGGTAATTTTTTAATAACTGGTTTAGGTTCTGTATCTCCTACAAAAATACTCTGAATATCAGAATCGCCTGTTGTATTAAATGTCATAATAGGGTCTGGTGTAATTGTAGCACCTTCCCCATAGATACTAGTTTGTTTTTTTTGTAGTGTAAGTTCTTTAAGAGTTTCTCTTATAATTTCAGGTTCTTCAATTTGTTCTTCAAGATTACTAACATAATTTGTTATTATTTCTTCATCCAATTCTGTAGAAAATGTACCAGATTGTAATATTTCTTTAGCTTCGCCTAAATTTTGACGTATTAATTCTTCTTCTGTTTTAATTTGTCCCTTTAAGTCTTCTTCTTCTTCTTCAGTCAGTTCCGATTGTTTTAATGAATTTATTGCAACGGAAGGCATTGCAGGTGTTACAAAATATCCTGTCCAATTTACAACAGATGGTAATATTATAGGACTTGGTACACCCGGAAATACAGAAGTAGTATTTATCAATCCACTAACTGTGGATAGATGCTGTTGTGCATATCTAATAAATTCTTCAATTATTTTTGGTGTATTTTTACTAGGTGGAACTGCTGCCATTTTATCTATTTCTTTTTAGCCATGTTTCTTTTTTGCGCAATAGTATATTGCGGATTTTTTCTAGGTGTTTCTGCGAATTGCTTCAGTAATGCCTTTCGTTTTTCACCACTTAGTGTAGTGAATCCTTTATATTCCCAATGCCAAGTTTCATCTGGTTTTGTATTATCACATAAAGAAGCTGGATTATACCATCCAAATTTAGGTGCATGCGCCGCAAAAAATTTGTACAAAGCTGTGGCTCTTACAACTTGATTTGGTTTTGGTTGCGTAGCTGATACTCCTAATTTTTTTGCTGCTGCTTCGGTTTGTATGCATAAAGTACGAACATCAACAGCTATACCCCAACCATGATTAGACCAGCCAGGTACAGCCGCCCTTCCAGCTTCCATAGTGTTCCACAATCTAACTTGGTTTTCATAATCTCTATAAAATCCTCCTCCTGGAGTAAATTCAACATCTATTGAGTTTTCTGTTAAAAAATCTAAAAACAATTCAAATGTAGCTGCTGCTTCTGGATGTAAATATACCGTACCTTCTATATATCCCGGTCTAACTATTTTTCTCATAGCTTCATAGGGAATACCACCATTAATTCCATCGGCTTTAGAAGCTTCTTTTCTTGGGGTTTTACTTCGGTTAGTTGCTACATATTTTTCAAAACCAGGTGGAGCTCCGTTATCTGCGGTTGCTCCCACATTTGTATATATTTGGGGTTGTCCACCGCCACCATTGGATTCCTTTGTAGGAGCTTTATAAAACTTTTGAGATGCCAAACTAGCTTTTTGAGAACCAACATATTTTAATGCTCCCCAATGGTCAATACCGCTTGGTGTATTTGATGCTCCAGCTATACCATTACCTCTACCGGAACTTGGACCGGCATAGACATTAGCTGCAGGTACTCCATTTTTTATAGCGTTTTCTACAACTTTTTTTGTGTTTGCAGATTCTACATAAGGTTCTATAATAAATAGGTTATTTTTATCCACTAAATTACTTTTTGAAAGTGATTCAGCTAACTTACATCCTGCGCTAAATAAAAATATTGGTAATTTTGGTGACTCTGATAAAAAGGTTGTTACACTATCTGCGGTTGCACTGTGTACAAATGATTTAATCTTTACATTTCCAAATCCCTTTTTAAACAATTCTTCTTGTTGGTCAATTTTTAAATCACCACTTCTATAATCAAGACCACCAACCAAAACTGCTTTAAATTCAGATTCTACTTGAGTTTGATTTTGTGAAAACGTTGGGTCAGGAAGTTGTGTTATATCTATTGTACCTGGCAAAGGTAATCCTGCATCATAATCAATAACTTCGGGATTTTGTATTAGTTCTAATGTTGAAGTTGGTAGTGGTGGAAATCCCCCAGCATCAAATTCGTCTTGCAAATTATCTCCAAAGTTTTGTGCTTCTAATTGAACTTCTTCTTCTGTTATTGGTGAATCACTAGCTGCGTTTTCCGTAGAAGGCATATCTATATCATTTGCAATTGAAAATTCATCAGGCTCATCATTAAACTTATGTAGTTCAGTTCCAGGTATAGGTTTTATCCATTGACCAGGATTCAAAACAACATTTGATGTTACGGATACGTTTGCAGTTGCACCCGGTGGTAATTGTAATGGTATTGGAACATTTTGCATTATAGCACCACTCCAATATGCAATAACACCCTTTCCCATTTCTCCAACTAAATCATACGGAGCAGTTGATGATAAACCTTTTTGTAAAGCAGATTTAAATAACTGCTCCATAGGTGCTTTATTACCATTTTGTATTTTTATTTTATTAATGGTATCACCACCACTTTTTATAGCAGCATCATATTCATCAGCCCATTTTTTAGCAACTTTATCAATATCGCTTATATTTTCTGGGTTGTCATAAAAACTTACCATATTGTCTTTAAATACTTGCCAAGACATAGTTTATTAATTTATTCTTCTCATATTAATTATATCTGGGTGGCTGGACTTATTCCTATTTATAAGGTCTTGTACTGCATCTTGTTCTTTATAATTCTTATTAAATGATGCTCCATCAATTCTAACTCCATCTTTATATACCGTAACTCTCGGTTTTTTATCAATTACTCTATATTCGTATGTGTATCCTAATTGAGATTGTGGTGTTGGTTCTTTACCTCCGTTTACACTAGAACCTTGCATAACTTTTTTTGCATTTTCCATAGCTTGATTTGCTTTATCAAATTTTGGTTTTGCGGAATCCAAAGCCTCTTTAGAAGATTCTTGTAAAACTTTTAATTTTTCTTCCTGTACTTTAGATATATTTGTCATTAAATTTGTGGTAAGTGTACCGGGTACATTTGATATAGCATTAGTAATTTGACCTTCCAAACTAGTAATAGTATTTATTGTCCCACCAACTACGTTTCCTACTGAAGTGGTTACTGTACCTACCGCATTTTGAACTGCGTTTGTAGCTTGATTTACAGTATTTTGTATATCGTTTTTTGCTTTTTCTGCTGCTTTTTTTATTTTATCCGCTTCAGCCTTATAACCAGCAGCAGTATCTTTTAATTGATTTGCAAACGCTTTAGCGGCCGCTAATTTATCTTTTAATTTTTTCTTTTTTTTCTCTATTTTAGGTTCAGGTAAATCCTTCTTTTTAAACTTAGGTAATTTTGGTAATTGAACTTTTGGTATTTCAATTTTTGGTAATTGTTTTGGAAATGCATCTTTTAGGTTTTTCCCAACATCCTTCATACCTTCCAATTGCTGTTTAGCGTTATTAGCTATATCCTTTCCAGCTGAACTAATATTTCCTCCTAAAGTTTTTCCTAAATTTTTTGCAGTATCACCTATTGCAGTACCAGCTCCACCAAGAAATCTACCTGCTGCATTTTGTCCAGCTATATTTGATAGTGTTTGTGGTTGTAAGTTTTTAATATTATCCTGTGCTTTTTGTT